CCAAAAATATCAGAGTTCATTGTTCCTTGATATAACTCAAGGTCTTCAAATTTAAATATACCATCTAATGGATTGATTGTTTTTGTTTCTAATAAAACATAAGGATAAGATACACCATCATAATTAGTTTTAAATTTATGTCCTCTATTAAGAGTTAATGATGAAGGTGTATTTCCACCAATCAAAGGATTATTTACTTGTAGGTCTATCTTTGCCATTGAAGCAGTTGCACTAGTAGGAGTGTATCCTATTTCTTTTGCACGAGAAACTACATTCTTTCTTATCTGTGCAGTATCTAAAAATAATTCAGATGCAACCATGTTAGCATTAAATGCTGATACATGTGAACTGTATGCAAGAAGGTCAATTAGTAAACTTATATTACTACCTTCAAAATTATAATCTTTAAGGGTCTGTTGACCTTTAAGATATTCTTTTAGATTTTTTCCAATTGCATCAAAATCTAAATCGGTAATATTAACCTGTGAACTTTTTACTGTTGCCATTATCTTATTCTCTCTAATATTATTTCTACTTGTTGTGGTTCTGCTACACCTCTGATTCCATACTCTACATTTACATGTAAAGAGTTAGCTCTATCTTGAGTTAAACCAATTCCAACAACTTCACATCTTGGTTCATAGTCTTGTAATGCTTCCACTATCTGTTGTCTAATTTCAAATCTAGTAATGTCATCTGCAAGTTCAAATAACAATCCTCTTAAATTTGCACCAAAACTTGGTTTAAAGGGTCTCTCATAATCGTTAGTCAACATGATATTTCGTATTGACCTTTTAATTGCTTCTTTATCGTATTTTAAAACCAAATCACCAGAAGAAGGATGTGGTGTAATATTTAAATCAATATCTGTATACCACCTTCGTGCAGTTATTTTATTTTGGTTTTGCAATTCTCTACTCATAGTAGTATTTATGCATCAAGTGTAAGTGCATTCTTTAAATTTATCTCTTTTGGTACACCTATTGCTTCTAGGAATGCACAAAAAGTAAATGGTATAGGGATTGGAAGTTTAAATCCTATTTCTTCTAAAAAGGATGTAGCATATTTTATCCAGTCTTCCATTATTTTTTGTGGGAAGTCTCTAAAGTATGCTCCAATTTTATTAATTATTTTTTGAGTATCCCAATTTGGCCAATCAATCTTTTTATCTTTTATATCTAAATTAATTAAATCACCAACAGTAAATCCTAATAATGGTAATTCAATTTCTAAAAGATAATCTCTAAATGATGTTGTAAAGTTTAAATCTTTTTTAAGTTCTTTCCATTTATCTTTTATTCCTTGAATAAATCCTTCAACATCAAATGTTAATAAATCAAGTACTAATGTTGGAATAAAGTCTAATCCTGCAGCTTCCCAAACTTCTTTAAATATTTTAATTAACTTTACAAATCCATTATAGATTGACATACTTAATAATTTACCCACTTCATTAATCATAGTTTTAAATGCTTGACTTATTGTTAATGCTGGAGTATCAACACCATCTGTTCCATCAAAGTTTTCTCTATCAATAGATGGAAGCATATCTTTTAATTCTTCAAACTTTTCTTGAAACTCTGCTACAAGTTTAGGTTTGTATTCTGGGTCGGACACTAATTTTGCAAGGTCAATTTCTATACCAAATATAGGGTCAGTTATTTTTAAAAGGTCTAAATCAATAAGACCACCAAGCACTTCTGCAATTTTTATTGCTGGAAACATCTTGAACTCTTCAATCATTGCTTCAATCTTACCTTCCCATTCTAGTTCTGGTAAATCAAAGTTTATTTTATCCCAAGTATGAGATAGAGGAAATACACCCAACACCTCTTCTAATGCTTTAAGTTCTTCCCAACCATATCGGTTTCCTATTGCAATAATTGCTTCTTGTAAATCATCTGCTGTTGGAACTAATACTGCTGGACAAGGAACTTTTGCCATCCTTTTTCCTACAATAACAGTATTTCCATCTTCATCAAAATAAGCATCTGCTACATTACCCTCTGGGTCAATGTCAAATACTATGAGTTCGTGTTGAAGATAAGGTTTAGGTGGGGAAAATTTAACTTCAAATGAATTATTATTTTCTTCGGACATGATTAATCATATGCAGTTCCATTTACAGAGAACTTACCTTTTATTTTTATTGCATTATCTGGATTGAGTGTGGTAAGAGTTATATCACCATCATGTGCATTAATATTAATATTACCACCCTTTCCATCTTCTGCTTCACCTTTGTAGGTATTAATATTATAATTACCATTAGATAGTTCTATATCGGCACTACCAGCAATTAATACTTTTTTATCTTTTAATATTATTTCGTAATTATTATTTGCAACCTTCATGGTTAAATCACCATCTCGGAGAAACTCTAATCTACTACCAGACCTATGATATAAATGTAATCTTTCTGCATTTGGTGTATCATCCATTTCTAGTACATGACCAGATTCAGATTCAATCATATGATTAAAAGGATAACTTGGAGAAACACTTTGTCGTGTCGGTTCTTTAACAGATGTACCTTCGTGTTTTGTAATTACATCATTCGGATAGGTTGCACTTGACCCAGTGATTGCATTTTCATTCACATCGGATTTTTGGTCTTTGGTATATGAGACTCTAGGATAATTTTCACCTTTATCTGGTGAAGTAATTGTTGTTCCTTTCCCATTCACTGGAGAAGTACTTGTTAAGGTCGGTCTTCCCAGAGGTGCAGTCTCCAGAGAACTCGTAAGAGTGAAATTACGACCATCCTTTGGTTTATCTATACTATCTGCATAATCTCCTCTAGAATCCCTTCTAGGGTCGTTAAAACCATGTTCTGGACTCCTTTCTACTGCATTATCGGATTTATTCTGTGGAATTAACCATTTTTCACTCGGTCTTCCAAATAATGACCCAATAACGACAAAATTCTGCATTTCTCCCTCATCTCGGAAGAATCCCATGACTGTAGAACCTTCTACGAGTCCATGAGGTGATAATCCCAGTCCAGAAAGACTACTTGCAGTGGTCGGCATAAGGACATCACTCCAAGGCAGGTCTGGAGATGCAATATTTGACTTATCATGAGTGTGAATACCATAGACACGAACTCTCACACGACCCAAATATAATGGGTCATGTCGGTCTTCTACGACGCCTGTATAAAAATTACTCTTTAATCCTTGAAACTGCATCTTTTAATCCTTTTTTATATCCATCTCTCCAAATAAAATAAATCATGGGTATTAATACACCCAGATGAAATAATAATGTAATATAATCCATTATAATGTTATTCCTAATAGTTCTCTATATTGTTTATCTTTAGGGTCTATTATTTTAATTTTCGGTTTATGATTTAATGGTAGAGTTTCATTACTCTCATCCAACTGTATATAAGAACAAATAATAAGTTCATCACCTACTTCGGTTAAATGAGCACCAGCACCATTGACTGATACTTCATTTGAACCTCTCGGTAATGGTAGAACATAGGTTGTATGTCTATTACCATTTGTTTTATTATATACATCAACCTGTTCATGGATTAGGAGTCCCACCTCATCAATCCAATCCTCATCTATTAATATACTTCCTTCGTAATTTAAATCTACATCGGTACAGATTGCCCCATGTATCTTTGTTCCTAATAATGTTCTAATCATATTTCCTCTTTATCCCATAACCAAATAAACAACATGGGTAATCCTATCCATGCAAATAGTGTTAAACTAAAATATGTAATTACTTCAATCATTTATTGTATCCAACACACTGGATACACACACCAATAGGGATTTGCAAATCCTAATAACCATAGAATTAAAATCCATAATGGTATTTGTATCCAAGTTTTACCTTTAGACCACTCTCTAAACTTTAAAGCATGTGGTACTAATTTATTATATAACCAATTCGTCACTTAAAATAACCATACTATAATAGATGTAAATATTACACCCTTCAAAAAACAAAACCATGCTAATCCATATTCATCCATGTCACATACTTCCATGAAACTAAACATCATTTTTTTATGTGAATCTAAAATATCTTTTATCATATTTTTTCCTCTTTATTATTTTTATTTAGGAGTCCCACAAAAAGGTAGGAGTCCCATAACATCCCAAAACTTTTTGGGGGGTTGCAATGCCCCCAAGAAAAAAAAGTAGGAGTCCCAAAGCACTGTGGCCTACGAGAGACCATCACTCCTCTCTGGCTCTGGTGACTTGAGATTGAGTGGGTTGTTCTCCAAGAAGCCATCAGAGGCAACTGTAAGGTGTGTCTCTAATCCACCTCTGTCCCCTCTCCACTTGATGTCTGTGATAAGCATTAAACCATTCTGTGTTGTCTCTTCTTCTGGCTTGCCTTCTAGTTTAGGTTGTTGTATGTTGAGGTTAATCATCATACCACATGAGAGGTCTGTCCTACCACCTATCTGTACATTGATTTGTGTTGTCTGAAACAATGTCTTAACTCTATCTCTATTGTTCTTGACAAGTGCATTCCCAGATGATATACTAGAGTCTGATACACCCTCACCTACCTCTACTACATTACTGAATGTATGTGGTACTGTGTAGTCAAAGTTGATAGCAGCTCCATATCTCTTGATGATTGCATCTGCATTGAGACCCACTGGTGCAATAGGTAGAGGGTTTCCATCACCTTCTCCATCAGGCTCTGATGGTACTCTGATGTTCTCATCACCTAATCTAAAAGGTGGCAGAGCTGCAATGGTGTTTCCTGTATATAAACCATCGTCATCTACCTCAAATTGTTGAGTAAATTCGTTCTCAATAGTTGTTAATTGTTTAGAGACTGTGTTATAATTAAGTATATGAGCTGCATAAAGTCCTGTCTTATGTGACACTAGAGTGTTATACATGTTATGTTTGTTGTAGTTTAGAAGGTCTCTACCTACACTCTCTGATTCATCTGGGTTATCTGAATACACCATCGCACCATCTCTTGGTGCAAACTCAGCAGCAGTGCCTTCCAATTGTCTGTATACCATGTTCTGCATAGTCCCTATATTACAGAATCTAAACCCACCAAGACCAGATGCAGTCTGATAGAAGTAGTAAGAGTCACCATAGGGTTGTTGAGTGTCGTCTGAGCAGTGGTCTGCAAGGTACTTGAGAGCCTTATGAACAGACCAAGTAGGACATAAGAACCCATGCACCTCTCCAGCATCACCCTCAAACACACTAAAGTAATTACCGAGTTCCTTCCCCCCCTTCACACGAGGTTTCAAAGAGTTTTCATCACTATTATTTTCATCAAAATTTAAATATTCAGTACATATTTTTTCTATTATTTCTCCAGATTTCCCAACAAAATGTCTAGATATTCTTTTAGTCTGTGCTTCATATAATAAAGGACTACAGAATTGTAGTGAATATAATACTTTTGAGAGGTCTTGTTGAGTATCTCTGACATAATTCTGCACATTAAATATACGAAATACTTGATTTATATGTTTTCCTTCTGAATCATCCTCTGTGGTTTCATAACCAGAGAAATGTAAACGAATATATTCTTGTCCAGTGAAGTTTATTCTATTAAATACATTATTATTTTCACCGATTGTAATAGAACCTTTAAGAAATATTGAGTCTATACTCTCAATTAATTCAAAAGAGTCTACTTCATCAGTAATATCCCACTGTCTTCCTTCATTATTAGATACAGTCACACCATGTAATCTATAACTATTTGGTGTATTTAATCCTATTACATTCATTCCAGACATAATATTATGCTCTTATAAACGACTTAAATTCTTTGAGTAATCCTTGAATGTATTGTAGTTTAATATATCTAATGGTTCTCTTATCATCATTGAATTTCTGTTCGTATTCTTTATTACTTATAGGTGTATTACCAGTACTTATAGTTGTTTTGATACCCTCTGAATCCTCATAGTGGTGAGGTGAGTCCTCAAAATTCCGAACCGAATTAATAGTGAAACTCTTGGACGACTGTGAACCTGTGACAGTTTCACCTACTTGGAATGTTCCTGTGATATCGTTTAATATTATTTGTTTATTGGTAGGGTCTATATTAATAATATACCCAAATGCCGAACTGGTAGAACCTACTACCTTTTCCCCCTGTAGAAATTTGTTGTCCGAACTGGATACGATATCCGATTGCAGATTTGCAACTAGACATCTACCAATATATTTTCTTTTAATAAATTTTTCTAATACTCTTTGTGATTTAGGCCAATCATTATAGGTTGCAAGGTGGTCGTTTACCATCCAAAACAACCAGTATAGTGTAGGGTCTGCATATAATTTGGTTGCAAGTACATCTGGTCTATCCTGTTCTCCGATATAATAATATTCGTATCCTGTCACTCCTTCTGCAACATCAGATGCAACACGAATACTACGAAATATATCCTTTGCTTTGATTAAATTACCATCATTCTTGACATCAAAGTCAATCGTTGGAAAATGTTTAAAATAATTCTCTGGCATTTATATCTCCTATTGAAATGGTCTGTTCCAAGTATATGAATAATTACCATCTCGTTTTCTTGTAAAGTTTCCACCATCTATGGCTTTTATAGTTGTACCTGGCTTTTGTGAACCATCTGGATTAAAGTATGCTTCATAATTATTATCATTAATACCAAATAGTTTACCACCAACACCCTGCCAATATGTCCTGCTTTCTCCTTCTTCCAATACATCATCTGGGTCTGTTAATTCAGAATTACCATGATATGCATCATCATATATTGAGTCAACAGTATCTTTTTGTTTATTACCCATTGCACTAGCAGCAACTCTATTCATATATCTTTGTCTGTTAAGTTGTAATATTTCTTTAAATGTAAGTGTTAATGTGATACCATTAGGATAATGTTGTAGTTCACCAGTTGTGGTTGAATATTCTTCTTTTGTTTCAGTTCCATCTTCATTTAATTTTGTTTCTACCACATCTTGAACAGTTGCAGTAGTTTCTTCTATAAATGACATATCTTTACCACCAGAATAATCAACATCTACAGTTGAAAGATAACAATTTTGTGGATGTTCTATATGTCCTAGTATTGGCCCTTGAAAATCAATACTAAATTCTGCTGGTAATATTTTTAATCTAGAGTTTTTTGCAGACATTGCTGGTAGTGAATACATTTTAAGTTTTTCAACAATATCTCTAATTGCTCTAGAGTCATTTGCATTATATGGATTTAAATTAAATGTATAAGTGTGGTCTCTTAATGACACTCCATTAAAGTTAGTAAATTTAGGATTATTAGAAGCAACACCCTCTTCCATTGCTCTAACTGATATCATTTTGTCCATTACACCTTTGAATGCTTC